GGAGCCGAGCCTGCTTCCGCTGAGTAGGGTCTCGCAGTACGCCGGCCCGCTGGGACCGGCGTACGTGCAGGTCTACGACGACGGCAGCACCGCCCCTGGCTGGGGTGGCAAGACGTTCATCAGCAAGTACCGCAAGCGGGGTTTCGACCTGCGCCGCGCACTCACGATGTTCGAGCGGAAGCAGACACCGCACGCTCTCGTGATGCGATCGGTGTCCATGATCTGCATCGACATCGACGGCAAGAACGGCGGCATCGAGAGTGCCGCCGCGCTCAACCTGCCACGCACCATGGCAGAGACGAGCAAGTCCGGGAACGGGTACCACCTGTTCTACCTGGTCGACGACACGTGGAACCCCACCTTCGGGTTCGACCGACTCCGAGACCGAATCGGCTGGCGTACCGGGATCGACATCCGGGCCGTTGGCTGCGTGTACCACTACCCGTTGCAGCGGTGGAACGCGCTCATCCCGGCTCCCCTGCCGGACGCCATCCTGATCGACCTCGAGCAGACTCGGGACGACCAGGTGGCCCGGACGGAGCACATCACCAGGCTGCGACAGTCCACCGATCCAGACGACCAGATGGAGTTCCTCATGATCCAGAGCACGATCCAGTCCAAGCTCGACGGCCCGATCGCGGCCGGCAAGCGCAACAACACGCTCTTCGCCATCGGCGCGGAGATGAAGGTGGCCGGCATCACCGGCTGGTCCGAGCAGGTCTACAACCGCGCAGTGCAGCTCGGGCTCGACGACGCCGAGGCCGCCAAGCTCGTGAGCAACATCGACAAGTACGGCGTGTGAGAGCTGTGGCCGTCACCCCCTTCTGGGGGTGGCGGCCATAGTTTTTATTTTTTTCTGCTAGATTCTTGGGCGTGACCACATCCGCGCCCACGCCCTTCGTCAAGAAGGAAGGGAAGCTGAGCCCACGAGAGGCTCAGCAGGAGATTGAAAGGTTTCTTCAAGCAAGGTTCAACAAGGACAGCCAGCCGCGCGTGAGCGGAGACTCACGCGCGGCGACTCGTAAGGTAAGAAGCGAGCTCGACCACCTGATCCTGTCGGATGATGAGAGAGCGAAGCTGCCTGAGACCAAGGACAAGTACCTGGTGAGGGAGAACCCCAACCTGGTGCAGTGGGAGCGGGAGACGCGCAAGTTCCTGCGCCGGCTCAACCCTGCCCATGGCCACCGTGTCAGCGCCGCCATGGTCTACGAGTGGGCCACCGGCATCAACATCACCGAGCTCTACGCCCGCGGAGGGTCGGCCGCCAGCCACCTGCGCAACATCAACAAGGTGCTGGCCCACTACTTCGGCAAGCCGTACATGACGTACATCCTGGGCCGCAAGGTGCCCAAGGCCTACCGTGTCCCGCCCGGCTGGTACATCACCCGCCACCGCCCGATGACGCTCACGCTCTTCCACGAGTGGAGCACCAAGTCCCTGGAGGCATGATGAGGCCCACGATCGGCTGGTGGGACTGGTGGGGGGCCGTCCTGTGACGTACCGCACCGAGCCCGACGGCACCCGTGTCTACGCCAAGGGCTGGCGCTACAAGCCACTCTCAGACGACGAGCGGGTCTACGCCAGGCGCAAGCCAATCGATGCAGCAGAGCGCGGGGCTGTCCGGTTCGCAGGCAACTGGTACTACCCGCTCGACGTACTGCCGGACGAAGAGCGTGCACTCCCGTGGACTCGTCCCGACGAGGAGGCAGCTTCCCACCCCTTCGGCTGCATGTGCTTCATGTGCCGCACCGTGCCCCGTGTGCGCCGGCTGAAGCGGGCCCGGGTCAGACACGGATGACCTGCTCGTCGATCTCGGAGTCGACGAGTGCCCCGCCCTCGAGGCGCTGGAACACCTGGGTGATGGACTCGAGGTCCTTGGCGAACACCGCCTGCAGGATGAGCGTGGCCGCGGTGTGGTCGAGCATGTCCTTGCTGTTCTGCCACACCTGCTGCACCGTGCCGAACCGCTGGTTCCACAGCCACACGATCCGGGTGTCGATGCTCTTGCGGTGAGCGTCGGGGATGGTGTTGCGGAAGCGCAGCTCGCTGTGCTCAAGCTCGGTCGCCACTGATCTCTCCTCCGGTGAGGTCGTTCATCTTCAGGGTGACGACCTGCTTCTGGTGAGGCTTGGTGCCCACCCGTCGCCGGCCGGCCAGGTAGTTCATGATGAGCCGGCGGGCCTTGTTGGCCCGGGCCATCGAGCCTCGCACGTTGGCGTCCGGCTTGTTGGCGATGTCGTACAGGGTGCGAGCGATCAGCTCCCCGGTGTGCATCGTGGTCATGTCGTCGCTGACGGGCCGCGGGTAGTCGGCCACGTGCTGGAGCGCCTCACGCACCGTTCGCTTCTGCATCAGCCCACCACTTCTTCGTAGGTGGCCTCGAAGATGTCGGGCTTGCAGGGGTAGAACTCGCCCTGGACGCCCTTGATGATCCAGTCGCCAACGCTGACGTGCATCGCCCCTTCAAGGGTGGCGATGACGGTACCGTCAGGCGTGTTGCCCATGTCTCCGCCGACGAACTCCTCGCACGCTTCGATGGTGAGCGGCGTGAACTGGACAGCCTCGATGACTACGGGCTTCTTGCGGAACTTCCTCATGATGCCCTCCAGACGCCGGACCAGTCCTCGGTGTAGGACTGGCTCTCTGCCTTGCGTGTGTCCTTGTCGTCGAAGAACTGGCCCCCGAAGAAGTCCAGCTCCTTCGTGGCCTGCACGATGTAGCGCAGCGCGTCCATCATGTGCGAGTACTTGTCGTGCAGTGGCTTGCTGGTCCACTCCTGGCGCTTCTTGTCGAACTCGTACTTGTACTGCTCGAGGCACTCCACCAGCCACTCGTTGTTGGTCTCGTGGATGTAGGTGTTGTACAGCGCCAGGCGTGTCTGCTGGATGTCGGTGACCAGGTCGTAGTCACCCTGCCGGGAGTTCGGCAGCTTCCACACCTTCGAGCTCTTGGCCAGCACGGAGATGTGCGGGAACTTCTCGCGCATCATGTCGGCCGGCGTGGTGTTCACGGCCTTCTCGTGGTGCTCCGCGTCCCAGGGGAGGATGATCCGCGCGAGCTGGGGGAACCACGGCTTCGTCCGGAGCACGTCGACGTACTCGGGCACCGCCTTGCCATGCCCCTCCCCGCTGTCCAACAGGAAAAGTTTTTCGTTGAACCACTGGAAGGCGATCCAGCTGGTGGCGTCGGAGTGGATTCCGCTCGCACCGATGTCGAACATCACGAAGACCGGCTTGCCCAGGAACGGGTTGAAGTCCGCGATGCGCTTCTCCGCGATCATCTTCATGAGCGCCTCGCCGTACACGGCGGCAGCGTCCATCTCCTCGAACGAGCAGTGGTACTCCTGCTCGAACATGCGAGTGTTGCCGAAGCGCTTGAGGTAGTTGTTCTCGATCCGCTCGAGCTCAGCCTGCGTCAGGACCGGGTCCAGTCCTTCGCGCCGCATGATGGCGTTCAGGTCGTCGATCGTGCGGATGATGGTCTGCGCCTCGGGGTTGCCCTCGAGCGACTCCATCAGCTGCCACAGCGGGTTGCGTCGGCGGCCACGTGGGGTGGACACCACCATCAGGCGCTTGTTCTCAGCCCGGTTCTCGAGGATCGGGATGAGCCGGGGGATCGGGTCCTCCCGGATGAACAGGGCCAGCTCGGTGATCGTGTAGTCCTGGAAGGACGTGCCGACACCGGAGCTGTCCTGGCCGGACTGGAAATACCCCTGCAGCTTGAGCCGGCTGCTGTTGGAGAACCGGCCCTCCATGACCGTGTCCTTCCAGTCCACGTACTCAGCAGGGACGTTGTCCTGCAGGCCGCGGATGAAGTCACCGGTGTGTGGGTCGATGTAGGTCTTGTCCCACAGGATGTCCCGGATCATCGGGTTGCTCAGGCTGATGTACACGCCGGTGGTCTTCGGCGTGCGAAGCCTGGCGTCACACTGCTCCATGGACGCGGCCACGTCCTTGCCCGACTGCCGAGGCAGCACGGCGAGGCCGTACCGCTTATTTCGCCACATCGCATGCAGTTCTTTTTGGTATGGGCGCGGCTGGTAGTGGACAGGAAACCTAGCCATTGATAAGGCTCTCGTATCGCTCCTGAGCGCGTTCGGGTGAGAACTCCCGGCCGTGCCACTGGGCGTTGGCTCGCTCCTGGTTGCACGCCTTGCAGCGTCGGCCCTTGACCTGCAGGTTGGGGCCGACGATCTCATGACCCTCTGGGCAGTGAGTCTTGAGCTTGCGCCCACCGTTGACGACTGCATCCTGCTGGTTCTCGCTCGGAGTCCCCCACTCGAGGTTCTCTAGTCGATTGTCCGTGGGCACATCGTTGAGATGACGCGCCAGCAACCCGGGCGGCCGCGGGCCGCGGAAGGCCTCGAGCACCCACACATGGGCGAGGCAGCACTTGATCCTGCCCGCTACGTCGCGCACATTAATGCGGACGTAGCGCTGGGAGGGTGGGTTCACCTTCATCAGCTTCGCCACCCTCCCTTCGCTCGAGACGAGATACCGCTCCTGCCCTGGTACTGCCTTCCACTCTTCCATGCTAAGAGTGTATCAGGAGTGGAGCTGTATCAGCTCTGCTCGACCTCGTCCTCGTCGACGACCTCGTCCTCGTCGACGACCTCGTCCTCGTCGACGACCTCGTCCTCGGTCCCGCCGAACTGCAGCTCCTCCGGGAGCTCGGAGTGGACCTCCTCGGTGGCCTTGGCCTCCTCGGCGGCCTCGCGGTCCTTGTCGTCGGCGGCCTCGAGGTTGCCGGCGCGGGCCTTGTAGATCTCGTTGACGCTCTCGAGACTGGACGGGGGTGTGTTGCTGCGTGCCATGGTGATCTCCTCAGATCCGAAGGTTGGGTAGTCCCAAGGTACCGAACAGGGTGGAGAAGTCCTCCGCTCCGTCACTGGCGGACCCTGCCTTGGCACCGATGCCCGCCTGGGGCGGATCGGCTGGCCTGCCCGTGGTGCGGGCTGGCGCGGCCGCTGCCGGGCTGCCAGCCGCTGGGCGGGCGGCAGCACGCTCTGCGGCCAGAGAGGCCCGCACAGAGTCGATGAGCGGCTGCACCGGGATGGTGAAGCCGTGCAGCTTGCCGTCGACGCGCAGCTCGTAGGGCTTGGCCAGCGCCGCGAAGCGATCGGCCAGGGCCCGGTCGAACTGACGGGTGCCAGGCACGAGGTCCTTGTTGCTGGTGAAGAGCTCGATGCTGGCGTGCACCGTGTCGAGGATGCCCTTGTTGTCCTCCAACGCCACGGTGGTGCGCTCGCGGACCTCCTCGGTGAGCAGGACCTTGACCGCCTCCTGCCACTCGCGGGCGTCGGCGGCGTCACGGAGGGTTTCCATCTCGCCCTCCTTGCCGTTGAGCGCCGGCACCTGCGTGCCGACCAGCATCCGCGGGTGCTGGCGCAGCTGGTCGAAGTAGGGCCCGAACTCCTTCTGGACCTCCTCGAGCGCCTGGCCCTGGAACGCGGCCTGGGTGGTCTCCTCGAACTTCTGGCTCAGTCCGCCCAGCTGGGTGGCGACGACGGAGTAGTCGACGGTGCCAGCCGGTGCCTGATCTCCTCCAGCGGGTCCTTCTGCGCCCACTCCCGCATCTCCGCCAGCTCCTCCGGCGTCAGCGGCTCCGGCGGATCCAGCGTCTCCGGCAGCGGCGGCGTCGGTTCTGTCGGCAGGAGCTCCGCCGGCACCAGCTGCAGCGGGTGCTCCAGCTGCTCCAGCAGCCGCAGCATCTCCAGCTGCAGCTCCAGCACCCTGGTCTGCCGCTGCACCTGCTTCCGCAGCCGGCGCACCCGATGCGTCAGGCGCCTCGTCCGGAGCCAACGTACCCATGATCGACGCAAACGCATCGTCCACGAAGGCCCCTGCATTGGGCTGGTCACTCATCGTCACCACCCAGGACCATCTGGCGGGCCGCGATGAGGTGGTCCTGCAGGACGGCCTTGTCCTCCTCGGTGAACTCGAAGCCGATGGAGTCGAGGTGGGCGACCAGGCCCATCTCGCCGAGGAACATCTGCTGCACCTCGGACAGGACGGCGAGGTCGAGCGCGGCCTCGCGGTGGGACGGGCGCCACGCCAGCTCGGCCTGGACCAGGTGCACCTGCCAGGCGGCGAGCAGGTACTTGTAGTGCGCCGCGTTCTCGGTGGCGTCCTCCTGCGCCGAGGCCTTCTTCAGGCACTCGTCGTCGGAGTCGATCTCCTCCTGGAGGATCACGGCGAGCTCGGCCGCCATGTCGAAGACACCGTGGTGGATGCCCTCGACGTCGGCGAACCCGATGCCCGGGTAGGTGGTGACCATCTTGGTCGCCCACTGGGGGCTGATCGGGTCGGTGCGCATCTCCCCGGTGACGGCCGGCTCGAGCACCGCGCGCCACACCTCGAGCAGCGTGCGGTACGGCGCCTGCTCCTGCGCCTCCCCGAGCTCGCTGAGGTCGTCGGGGACGTAGTACTCGATGGTCTCGGTGACGGTGGTGTCCGGGTTGGCAGCGGCGTACTCCTCGGAGACGAACTCGCCGGTCTCGGCGCTGCGGTTTGCCTTGGGCATGGTGCTCCTCAGATCTGGCCCGACAGCGACAGCTGGCGGAACTCTTCGTTGATGGCTCGGATGACGGACCGCATGTCGTAGCAGAGGACGTTCTCCACGTAGACACGCTTGCAGATGGGCGGCACCAGCTCGGCCCCGCCGTAGTACTCCTCGACCTCGATGTAGTTGAAGCCCTCGCGGCCGTTGTAGGTGATGACCTTGAACGGGTAGCGCGGGTCGCGGTAGATGCCGACCTGGTAGGACGGCAGGGTGATCTTGATCTCCGCGGGCTGTGCGTTGCGCGGGTCACCGGCGATCTCGAAGGTCTCGGTGTAGTCGCCCTCCTTCACCGTCTTCTGCACGACACCGGGGTCCTGGTACCGAAGGACCCGGCGGCCGCGGGGCTTGGGGAACGCGGGCTTGCGGACTTCCTTCTGGATCCAGGCCTTGCCCTCCTCGTCGGTGAAGAGGATCTCCTCAGCGCCCTTGGTGTTCTGCCGCTCGCCGGCCATCTCACCGATCTCCGGGCGGGCGGGCGCCGGAACTGCGGTCGGCTCAGGCTCGGGAAGGTCGAACCCGAAGAAGCCAGCAGCCTCCGGGTCTGCCGGCGGTGCCTCGATCGGGGCGGGCTCGGTGCGCGGCTTCTTCTTGTGGACCTTGGCCTCGAGCTCTTCGAGCTCTTCGGGCGTGGGCGGTTGGAGCAGTCCGCTCTCGATCGCCATGTCGTCGGCCTCCTTCAGCTCCGCGGTCGTGTAGTCGCGGAAGTGCCGGTCCAGAGGGACGCCGGCGGCCTTCAGCCTCCGGAAGTGGAAGCCCTTCCCAGCTGCGCTCATTTCGGTCCTTAGGTTGGGGTTGCATGCCTTCTGGGAAGACAGTACCAGCCGTGACGCCCGATGCGGGGCAGGCCCTGGATGTAGTCACGTAGTCACCCTGTAGACACCCCAGGTGACTACGCATATGTGCAGGTCAGGCCCTGTGTAGTCACTGTAGACACCCATGTTGGCGAAACCTCAACACCCCATGTGTCCCCGTAGCACTATAGGTATATCGCAAAGATAGGTGACTACGTGTCTACATGTGCTCTGACCTGCGGAAACACGTAGTCACCCCAAGTGTCTACACGTGACTACGGTGACTACACCCTCAACCCAAGGTCGAGGGTTGCGTGCACAGGCCGAGACCCCCGCCTGCAGGGGGAGCGGGGGTCTCGGGGTCTATGGGGTCAGAGGTTGCGCAGGAGCCACACCAGGCCGCACAGGACGACGACGATGGCCGCCAGCGCCACCAGGAGGTTCCCGGCGTCGTAGGCGCCCCGCTCGGCGTGCCGCGGCGGGTAGCCGGCCGGCTCTACGTCCATGGGTACGACGTCGACGGGGTCTCCGTCGGGCACGGAGGACGCCTGGCCGGCCATGAGCTCGCCGTTGGGATTACCCTGGTCGTCCTCGAGCGCACCGACGGAGATGTTGGGCGTCACCGACTGGCGGACGATGATCGCGCCGATGGCGATGATCACACCGACGATCGAGGCCTGCTGCCCCGCGGTCAGGTCCACGCCGAACTCCGTCAGCAGGATGAGGACCGCGGTGACGAAGGCGACCAGGAGCGCCGGCTCACGCCGGATCTTGTCGACGACGGGCTTCACGGCGCGGGCTCCGGAGCGAGCGGGTCGTTGCCGACGATGACGCCGTACGCCTTGAGGCGATTGACCTTCTTCACGGTCGTGGCGTAGCCACCGGCCCTGAGCTCGGTCTGCACGTCGGTGAGGTCCTCACCGTCGACGACGTGGCGCCGGGTGATGAGGTCGGACAGGAACACGGGGTACGTGCCCTCGAGCTGAACGAGAAGCTTCACGTCTTTCTCCTTGCGAGTGGGTGTGGGTGATGGAGCAGGGGTGGGGGCAGGTGGCTTGGGGGCCGGAGAGAGCAGCTCGGTGACGAACTGCTTCAGCTTGACCACGTTGATCTTGGGGTCTCCGTGGTCGTTGCCGCTGGCGTGTAGGTGACCCAGAATGCCGGCGAACTTGTCGTACTCCGAGGAGCTCATCCGGCTCGAGGTGTTGCCGTAGCTCGCGGGGTAGCGCGGCCACGGGAACGGTGTGGCCCACACGTTGGGCACCGTCCACTCGCGCATGATGAACACGAGGAGACTGGCGATCCACCGCAGGTCGGAGTCAGTGAGGTTGTCCAGGTCGCGGTCGGTGCGCCCGACCTTCTTCGCCACGGCAGAGTCGGAGTAGCCGATGATCTCGATCTGGCAGACCTCGTCCTTGTTCTCCGGGACAGGCGTGCTCGAGGGATTCATCAGGGCCCGGGCTGACTCGGGCAGGATGAAGTGCTGGCGGATCTTGCGCGTCCACGGGTTGATGGTCATGGTCGGCGCGTTGCTGCCGTTGCCGTTGTACCCAGGCCAACCAGAGGTCTCGGTGGA